GCTCCTCAATGCGGCTTGTTGGCTCTTTGCCCACAGCCAGCTTTACGCCATCCATAGCCCATGCGTAGCACAGACGGTCAGATGAGCTGTCAACGCCTAGACGGTTTGACACGATAAAGCGGAAGCCGACAAAATCTGAGATGCTGCCAGTTGCCAGCGCACGAACAGTATTATAATCCGCGCTAGTGACAGTGGTGTTGTTCAGCAAGTCAGAGATTTGCTTTGGTGAGCAAACGATGTAACGCTGAATTGACGGATCAACAGACGCTTCATCGAGCTTTTGCTTAGCTTCTACTAGCTTGGCAATAGTCAGGCCAGCAGATGCAACCGCAATTTTTTGACCAGCTGGCAGCGCAACAGATGTTGAACCTGTCTGCCCTGTGTTAGCTGAGCCACCCAATGCTGTGATGATTTCATCATCCATAGCGCGTCCGATAGCAGCTGCTGCCGCACGAGCGTATGTTGATGTAGGATCAATCAGCATGCGGATTTTGTCCTGATCATCAATCAGATCAGCATATTCAAAATCCTTCAAGGTCACTTGACGGCGTGAATGTGGTGTCGTGATCAGCGGTGTATCGCCGTTTCTCGATGTGCGCTGGATTGCAGCCGCCGCACCCACTTGGTCAAAGAAAGCCTTTTCGCCGTTGATGGTTTCAACATCAACAGCCCCTCGCAGCAGAGAACCCATCTGCTGTGAGAGCATCTGCACATTCGATGAAAACTGATTCACGAATGCGGTATTGATTTGTGTACCCATGACACAATACTCCACAATAGTTTACGATAAGGTTTTTCTGCGTCTGGTTGTCCTCGTTAAAGGGCCATGACTGCTGCTTACGCCAGCTAATCGGCCTGTCTTACAGGCTTACACGAAGGGGCTGTCGCTTATCCTTCAGTTTCCGGGAATTGGTATTCCCTAAGTCGAAACACCTCTTGAACATAGTTTCTATGCTCTGGATGCTGACTATCCCAATATGGTGAACCCTGCTTAGTCATTTCGGCTATCTGCCGCCCTGCCTCGTCCGGGGTCATCACTAATTCTTTTGTCGCGCCTTCAAGCGTATCTTCGCCCAGCTGGTCAGCCAGCCCTGCGAATAGCCGGATGATAAACGGATGGTCGCCTAATGCCCTGCCATCTGACAGCCGCACTTGGTCAAACATCTCTGTGTCTATCCCCATTGCTCTAGCTGCGCCTTGTGCGCGTTCTAGCTTTTGGTCAAACGCTGCGCCATATTCTTGCCGCAGTTCTTGCTCGCCTGCATAACGCGCCTGCTCTGCAGCTTCTTCAAACGAGCCGCGTGTCATCTGGCCTTGTGCTTGCAGAAACTCAGCCATGTGCTTTGCCTGCATTCCGTTCAGCCCAGCTGCATGCGCTGCATTCTTAAATGCCTCATGCTCCTGTTCGGAGAAATCAGCTTCATATTCGTAGCCTGACGCTTCTTCCGGCATACCAAGCCTAGAATATACGCCGCGCCATTCTTCATCTGTTGCAGACTGACCGGGCAATGCAATCTTATCTGCCCCAATCATGCGTTGAGCATGCACATAAGATTTTGCTAACGCGCCTGCGTCAGTAAAATTCTTCAGTGATGGCTCGCCTTGCAAGTCTGCTGGCAATGATTCTAAGAAAGATGCTGGCTGCTGCTCTTGTACCTCTGGCTGAGATTCAGTTTGAGTTGTCTCTTCCATTTAGTCCTCTGTGTTTTCTGCAGTGCCTCTCTCTTCCATCATTGATTTGATTGTCAGCACTACACTGCGCTGTCCTTCCAGAAAGGCACTGTAATGTGGATCACCTCGCTCGAATGTAGACGCTGACAGATGAAACCGTTTTTCCAAGTCAGCAAGCACTAGCTTGCCATCGTCTGTCTCAAAGACAGCCCGGTAAGTTGCCAAAAGATTTTCAATGTTCATGTGTTAGCCCTGCTGCGTGGCCTTGATGTATGGCGCGACTTTGTTCGCTACCTCTGCTTCTTGCAGCTCTGCCATTTGCTCTTGTTGTTGCGCGGCCTGCTGTGCCTGCTGCCGCCGGACTATAGCCACCTCCTCTGGGCTTCTGACAATCTGTGCAGGCATACCCATCACATCAATCAGATAATCAATCATCTTGTCGCCATCGAGGTAATCAAGCACTGGTGCAATCTGCGCCATTTGCGTCAACACCTCTACACCGCGTAGCGTGTTTTGCAGCTCGCCCTGCTTCTGTGCCTTCGCCAATGGGCTAACCAGCTCAATATCGTAGTCTGCCCCTTGCAGCTCCTCTGGCGGCTGCGGAAACGCACCTTGACGCAGCATGATAGCAAACACCCGGTCAATCATCGGCTGCAGCAGCTCATGTTGGAGTCTCCCCATGACAGGGCCAAGCACCCTCATACGCTGCTCTTGCCTGCTCAACACTTCTGTCGCAGTCATGTTCGGGCTTTGGTCAAGCACCAGCTGGTCTACATAAAACGCCTGCCGGATAGAATTTCTGCGCTGCTCTTCCATATTCAGCCCTAGCGCATTGTTTGCGCCAATGTTCAAGGCTTCCATACGGTCACGAGTTCCGCTGCGGTAATAGTTCAAGCTGCCTGGCGTTGTGCGAATCGGCGCAAAGAAACCGTCATCAGGTATCATTAGCGGTGGATCGAGCTGCTTTTGCGCTGAACGAATTGTAATCTCGCTCATTTTGTTCAGCATCTTCGTGTCTGCCAAGCAGTTCATCGCTGGGCTTCTGCCCCAAACGCTCACGCTGTCTTTGTTGAAGCGCGGCACTAAGAACGGCATTTCATCAAAACCGCCCTCTGACAGCTTCATTTTGCTGTCCGGGCAGTAATACACACTAGCGACAGGCTTATTGATTCGTGAGAACAAATCAGCCTTTGTGCCATCTTTCGGGAAGATGACATGCACCAGCGGATGCTCTGTGTATGGCTCGTCTTTCAAGCTCTTGGCTATCTTCTGCGGCAAGTTCTTCTCGCCAAACCGCGCAGCAATAGCACGAGCTGTCATATTGAATTTACGATAAACAGTGTCTACACCGCCTTGCGCGTTCTCAGAAATGTAAATTTCAGCGATGTGCCTGCAGCTAAACCTGACACCCTCATTGTTGTTGCCAGCCTCTACAAACAGCGCAGCTGTGCCAAACACCACAAGATCATAATACATCTCATGGATTTCTTGCTGGAAGTTTGACCGGGCAAACTCCATATACATCTGCTTCTGTGCGGCCTCTAGCCATTCATTTGCAATGTCTACGCCCTGCAGGAAAGGGTCACGAAAACGCAGGCTAAACCATGCAACACTAGGGCTCGTCAGCATACCATGCAGGCTGGCAGCAAGCAGCTCAACAGCTTGCAGCGCAGTGCCGTCAAAAATCAGCTCTGTACGCTTATCGCCTTCAGCGCGTTTCTTCGTAATGTCTGCCCGGCGCGGCAACATATAGTCTGCCAGCTGCTGCCAGTGGCTTTCCCAATTTGACCGCTGTGAGGTTAAATCAGACAGCCGCTTATCGAGCGCAGCAATCTCTGGTGATACACTAGCCATTCGTTCTGCCGCCATTCATCATTGATTTCATATCTAACTTAACACCAGCCATAGCCCTGCCTTGTGTGCGCCCTTGTACGCGCTGCAGCAGCTGCTCTAGTGGGTTAGTAGCGTTCATGCCCAACTTGGCAGGCTGTGGCGATTGTGCGCCCATCTGCCCGGCAATATTCATAGGTTTCTTATCGCCCATCATGTCAGCAGCCCTCCAGCCATCAATGACCGCCGCCGGGTACGAGCCTGCGTCAGCAAGCCTTGTGCAGATGTCTGTATCTGCGTGCTTTGCCCATATTCGCGCTTAGCCTTCACATCTTCTTCGCCATCGCCTATGCCAGCGTCCGGCACATCAGGCAAATCAGGCTTTACTGTGTTAAAACCCTGATCATCTCTGTTTGCGGTTATATCGCCGCCGCCGTAATCCCTGACCATAACAACATTGTTGTCACCTTCGTCAGACTGATAGTCAGCAATGAGGTTTTGATATTCGCCTGTGTAGCCAGCAATCTTGCGGCCTGTGTAAACATCAAAGCCCAAAGCGTTTTTCGTAACAACACCAGCAAAGTTGTTGCCATCGTAAATAGCC